GCATCCCATACATTAACACAACTTAAAAGATTACTAGTAGTTGACCCGTCAACTCTATGATTAGCAGAAATACTAGATACATGTAACTGAATTGTTTTATATTGCTCGTTTAAAGTAACATTCTTAATGTGAGTTGCACTTCCTGAATCTGATTCATTAATTATTGCATTGCTAGTGGCGTTATGAATTGCAATACTAATGTGACTATCTCCTAGAATACTAGTAAAGCCTTCAGTTTCTGCGGCGCTAAGATCAAACACTATCGAAGATACAGTTGGCTGGAAAAATATCGTACTTGTCGCACTAAGCGCAGCAGGTAAGGCGGACACTTGACCCGAAACCGTGCCACCTGGTACCGATGGAAAATCTCCATCCGCATTAGGTTTTCCGTTAGCATCTGTTGAGAAAATACTATATTCTTCTCGAGGAATTACTAATGGCGACCATTCCATACCAACAGGCCAATTCTGAGCAACTGTCTGAATATTACATGCAGCTGATAAGTTATAATTTTGATCAGATGATTCTCTTTGAACACCGATTCGCGCCGTGTAGTCTTCACCGGTCTTTGTTCGATTGGTAAAAGAATCAACACCAAACAGTGTAATATCATATTTGTCAAAAGAAGGCTTTATTGTAATATTGCATTCTATAATTGAATTAATATTATCACCTTCGTCAACAATACTATTATCTCCTGCTTTAATTTTTAATATAAAGGTTTTATTATACAGTGATGGATCTTCCTTATAAACCGTTTCACTGACAATTTTACCTGTATCATCTCTAGCAAAAAACTTCGTAGTACCTATTTCAAGAGTTAACTCTGTTTCTCCTGCCTCAAATACCGCAATACTAGGAGTTTCTATATCTATATACTCAATACTACTCTGAACCGCAGTTATAAGAGTAGTATAATAGAAAACACTACTCGCATGATTATCTACACTCGCAAGATTTTGTCGTACAAGAGGTATTTCTGCTATGTTACCTGCTGTTACAGTAACACTACTAGTACCTAGACTTATAACACTAGTCGCGACTTCATTTTCACCTGGTAATCTAGTGTTGACCGCTGACGGTGGGTCAGTATTTAATTGTTCTTCTTTTATAAAACCAAATAATGCTTCTTGTTGTTTATATAACAACTCAATAGGCCTATTAACAACATCAGTTAATAACGGCTCATTAACGCCAATATAAAATTCATCATTATTATCAAAAGCACTTAACTTCGTAAACCCATGATAGTTGACAGTACATATAGCAGGAACAACTGAAGTACCTAAATTAGCTTTTGTAAAATAAGTATATATTTTTTTATTTAAATTCTCAAAAAGAGAATAATGATTATATATTAATTTCTTTGTTGTTTTATTAAAAGTAATACTATTAACTATTTCTTGAGGTAGTACAAATATATCAGATAATGTAAAATAATTTGTATAAAAACTATCATTATAGACTTTTGTAGTAATATTTTTATCAGTAAAAAGATATGTACTAGTCTTATAACCCGACACTAGTGGACCGTTTGTACTAGAAAGAGTAGTTGTAGTTACCGACATATAATCATAACCATTATATAATACAGTATCAAATGAAGCGATTATCTGTGAACTTATATCTCTATAATCAGTAGTTATATTAATAGGAACATTCCAACCGCCTGCTGGTAGTACATTACCATCAGATATTCTCGATGTATCAAAATCTAATACAGTAATAGGAGTATCTAAACTTGTTTTATATAGCTTATATATATTTCTATTAGTAGCAACATATAAAATATTTTTTGATGACTTACAATTAACTATTTTTTTAAAATTACTTCCTTCAGGCTTATATAATTTTTTTTCATCATTTGTCGGTGGACGTCTATCCTCGTCAAAAACATAAATTTCATATGGTAAATATGATTCAAATAACGATACCGGTTTACTAATTGTATTTGTAGTAGGATTATATTCAAAAATTCTACCTTTAGATGTAAGTATATATCCTCGCGCTGTCTTATCTGTATTAGACATTTCATCTATAACAAATGAAACTGGAATATCCTCTCGTACTTCATCATACATTGTTACATATATGAAATCATCAATATAATTAAAATTTAAATCATATATTTTAATGCTACGTGTTCCATTATCTAATATATATATCTTTTCATCATATACACTTATACTCACAGGATCTATAAATCTATTTTTAATTTGAGTGTATTGAGTACCACCTAATGTTTTTAATAAAAGTCTCCCAGGATTAACAATATCATTAATACCAGTTCGTTGAATAGCAGTATCACTAGATAAAAGACCGGATATATCGAATTTAAATAATGTAAGGTTACCTTTATCTAAAACAAATAAAAACTCATCCACAATATCTACACTTACAACATTTTTAAATTTAAATGCTTGTCTACCTTGAGGATTGTGTTCAACAAAATTCCCCGATAATACTGATTTAATAGTTCCAAATTCAGTAGTACTTTCAACCACAACTGAATCATCTTTACTATATGTAAAATATACAAAATGATTACTATTACGTTTTTTAACTATATGTGTTTCAACATCAACATACATAGAGGAAAGACTATTTCCAGAAGCTGGATTAATTGATGTATCAACAAAAGTAGCAGTAAAATTTGAATCAACATTAATATAATTATCTGCAGCTGATGTAGGAGAAGAAGTTGTCACTAGCTCGGCATTAGCAATTAAATACAAATAATTTCTATAGAGTTTACGAATACTATCGTTATATACTTCAGTCACAGCAAAATCATTGTGACTAATTTTAATATCTTCTAAAGAGTATGGTAGATTGAGCGAAGCACTCTTAAGTGTACCTAACACTCTGTTTGTAGGATATCCGATACCTGCTACACCGGTAACCTCATTGTATAGTGAATGAGCCATTATTAATTATTTAACAATTTTATCTTGATTTAATAGATTGAAGTTACAAAGACATTTGTAAATAATTTACAATGTCAAGGAAAAAGATAAAAAGCACAAAACATAAAATAACTCCCGATCTTATTTTAGATTTATACAACCATACAAAAACATTACCTGACTCCGAAAAAAAACAAACAGTTGATAAAATAAAAAGTCTCATAAAATACATGGGAGACGAAATTAATATTGACTTAAATGACATCAAAAATTAACTTATCTTGGGAGAGTATCGAACAAGACATATCCCTATTAACACAAAAAGTAAAAGATTTTCATCCTACCTGTATCCTTGGTATTGCAAATGGTGGAATGATACCCGCAGCTCTATTAGCGAAACAACTAAAAGTAGATAAACTACTCTCGTGTAATTTAAAATCCTATCAAGATGATGCCCCTCGAAAAGGTCCTCATAATATAAACGATATAGTAAAACAAATATCTTTCCCTACACAAGATGAATTAATGAGAGAGAGGGTTCTAATAGTGGACGATCTCGTTGATACAGGATTAACTTTAAAAAAAGTGTACGGTAATTTTGTTATATTTAATGATCAATATAATATAACTTGGGATTTTGCTACATTATATTATAAGCCTAAAACAGTCTTCATGCCTGATTATACAGTAAGAGAATTTGATAATAATGATTGGATAGTTTTTCCTTGGGAAAAATAATTACATATACCCAATTAATCTAAAATCAAATCCCGAGTTAAAGACTGCCGCTGTTATTGCTGACCCGTCTTGTGATCTATCAAACATTTTCCAATCAAAGGCTGCTTTAATAGTCCCGCCATGATCACCACTGCTTAACGGACAATAAAATTGCGACGATCCACCGGTTCTTTCTGTGTTATCGGGATCGCCTTCATATACAGCTGTAAGAGCAGTAGTACCAGTAGCGCTCGACCTTACCATTAAAACATCATACTTACCACCGGCTGCTGGATCAGCATTATATACAAACTGAAACAAACCAACAGAAGCATTCCGCGGAACAACTGAAGGGCTAAATTGAGTAGTACGCCAATCTGTATAAGCTCCGGAGCCGTTTTTAGATGAAACTGATTGTGTTGTTACAAATTTTAAAGTACCATCAGCTGTCTTACTGTCGGTAGTAGTATCCTTAGCAGTTAATTGCCCTGTTGCAGTAACAAAAACATTCCGATTACCAGTTCCAGCGAGAGATCCTACAATCGCACTTGTTGTGGTCGTCTTAGTCGTATTAATAGTTCCACTAAATGTTACATCACCAGAAATATCACCACCGGAAATATAATCACCTGTAATGTCATCTGCATTTACCTGTAAATTACCCCACGGAATTGCAGAGTTAATTGGAACCCATGAAGAGCCTAGACTAGCATTATTTCCTACTCCAACATCCGCCGTTAATAACATAACAGTTGTAGCACTAGGACCAGGAGTCGACGTAGTCACCCCATCAGCTTTATAATATGGTCTAGCTGGAAATGCAGCTAGATCACCTTGCATAGCAAAACCGCCTGTACCACCATCATACGCAGAAGCTTGCACTAATTTAGTATAGAAATGCTTTCCTAAACCACCACCACTAACATGCACAGTAGTACCTAAAGATTTACCACCAGCGGTTGTACCATCTCCAACTACTACTCTAAAGGCGTCTGTAGAATAACCAAGTTCACCCTCGCACAATGTAGTAGTCTTTCTATCTGTATCAGTACCACGTCTTAAAAATAATCTAGCCTTCTTAACCTCTGCCATATAAAATATTTAATATCTAGATGTGATTAATACAAGCCTTATTAAATAATTATAATGAACAAAAACGAGACCTATTATGCATTAGCTACACAACAAGGTAGTTCTATTAAACTTCAAGTGAGAGAAACAGTAAAAGGTAACGTAGTTAAGACTTATAGATATCCAGGTACCTTAGATGGAGCGCCTGTTATTTCTGGCGATACTGTAAACTTTACAGTAACAATAGGTTCCTATAGGAAAATGATAATCCAGAATATAAAGACTGGAAAAAAAGTTGAACGTCAGATTCGATAGCATAAATACTTATGTTATGAATAACTTATTAAATTACTTAACAAAACCGCAGGTAGCAAGATCATACAGTCCTATGTTTGATCTTTTTAATACATTAGAACAATCGTTTGCAGCTCCAGGTGAGTCGTTTTCCAATGACAATATCCGGTTTAACGAAACTAAGGAAAGCTCTAGTGTTGAAATTGACCTCCCAGGGGTAAAGAAAGACGACCTCAAAGTCACTTACAATGATGATACAGATGTGGCATATGTTGAAGCTAAACGAACCATTACTACAAAAACTGGTTCAAAGGAAGAAACATATAACCGATCATTCAGAATCGATGGAGGTGATTTTAATATCGAGCAATTAAACGCAAAAATTACTGATGGTGTTTTACGTATTACTGTTCCAAGACTGGAAAAAGATACACATACTGGCAAAGACCATAAAGTAATTAATGTCGAAGTTGCTTAAAGCTTCTTATCTTATATAATATCAGGTGGCGGACCTCAGGGAGCTGGTGATACAGTGGGTTCGCCACCTTTCTTTTCATGTACAACAGGGAGTGCTTGAGACCGGATGTGACTATTTAATTCTGTTCCTGTCGCACGCACCCCATCTTTATCTACATATAACTTAAGTGGTAGGTTCTTAAACGGATGAGTATGAGGATACGACTCAACAAGATTGTCATTACTTGGAGCTACTAACGTTAACGTACAACCATTACACACCAATGGACGACCCGGTTTAGGATGATTAGTCATCCTGCCGCCATCGATGTTAACTTTAAAAGTTAACCCTTCTAATAACTTACCAAACAATACGATAGGTTCTGTTTCTTGTACTTCAACAGGAGCGGACACATGATGTACACTTAATTCTCCTTCTATATGGGCTCCACCCTGAATGACAACATTCTGACTAACACCTAAATTACTATCTATTAGTACTTGTCGACTATGCTTATTACGTAAAGTTAACATGTCAGCGGCAATATCGATCCTTTTAGATGACATATTAATTTCATACTCTGAACTTATATTAACTTGTTGTCCAGCAATGTTTGTTATGGTTCCTCCGATATCAACACCACCTGTAGACTTAATACTGACACCACCACTACCAACTAAGACATTCCATTTATTGCCGATGTTTTGTGTATAATCTCCTCCGGGGAAATCATCCTGATGAACATATTCTAATAAAGCAGATTCTTTCTTTGTTGTAACAACTCCTTTATCGAATGATTGTACTTGATAATTTTCAATCTTCCCAACCTCATCTATACGCACTGATGGAAAATCATTATAAATTAAGCCAATATTTTCTATTTTATGTTTTGTGATGTTTACAATTTCACTCCCACCTAATCCCAACTTTTTCTCAGTATCGATTATTTTTTGAATTTTTGTCTGAAGATTATCTATAACATGTTTTTCTTTATCTGTTTCAACATCCCAATCCCCATCTCGGCTAGATGGGCTTTTGCCCGACCCACCACAAACCGGGCAGGGTGATTTACCTAAAAACCGGGCTGGGCCGCCCGGATCAATTAAATCACTAACAGTATTAGCATATGTTGATTGAACTCCGAACAAGAATTCAAATGAAGGCGTATCGCTAGTATAAGCCGCATTTTGTATAACACTTTTAAATGTATATGCATTGTCCCATATCTGATCTTTTAAACTTACTTCACTACAAAGAGGACATGGGCCGGGGGTTCCTAATTTACGCTGAAGACCTGAAGTCTTCTTTATAAAATCATTCGGATCTATTATAGCCTCAGCTCTTTTAAGTTCAAATAACTGCTTACCGTCAGCAACAGACTCCATAAGGTCGCGCCATTCCTTTTGATATTCTCTAGTTAAATTACCAATCTTTTTATAATAATCTCCGTTAATAATTTGATCATAATCTCTACCAATATAATCATTCTTAGTACCATTAATAGTAAAGAACTCGTCACCTTGAACTAACTTCTGATTATTTTTTGAAGCAAATTCAATATTAACATCATTATTAAATTCCTTAAACGATCCAGAATAATGAGTTAGCTTTAATGCCTCTTTATTATCAGTACTAACTATTTCTATAGTACCACCCTTTTGATTTATAACATATTTATTTCTATAAATGTCTGTGTTGTGATTATATTCGGTGCTTACATTTTCATACGAACCTGGGTAATCTAAATCAGAATTATATATCGACTTCCATTCTGCTTCACCATACGTAGTTGCAAAATAAACAGGATTATCTGGATTACCTTCCGCAAAAAATACCCATACATGGGCACCTACATTAGGTACACTAAAGCTACCCTTTGCACTATTAGAATAAGAGGTAGGAACATAATTATATGAAAACTTATTTACATTATTAAATCTAACTTCATTTTTATTTGAAAATGCATCAGCAACTTTAAGGTCATGACGTTCATACTTTCGAGCAGGCTTTTCACCTATACCGTCATCATTAAGCTTATATGTATTACTACCTGTAGGTTCCTCTCCAGCGGCGTCCCAAGTAGGCATTGAACTATCTATTTTATTTGAATCTGATATTGTTGCTGTTTGACTGTATGCATTATATCTAGCAGGTGCCATACTACCTACTAACGGTGAGGCACACTCTGCCCACGGTACTACAACCTTAAGCTCTTCTATAATATCTGTAATATCACTATCGATATTTTTTCCAATAAATTTAAAAGACTTATCCTCATTTTTTTCATCCCAGTTTTTATACACTGTAGGTGATATATGAGGTACCCATATTTTTATTTTACCGCCTTTATCAGGATCATTATTTTGTATAACTATACCTAAATAATTTCCAAAATATCTCTTAGATTCGTTTAATTTTGAATCTATATTTGCATTTACATATATACTCATTTTATTTTATTCTATGCATCGACGCCTCCCATGAATACCACAGAATCAACATCTAGACCCGCTTTTGCATAAGCTAGATAGTGCTGATATTCTTTTTCAGTCTCACCAGATCGACGATCTCTAATGTTGATGACTGCTGGTGCAGGATTAGTAGTTTTTTCATACCAATCGGTCATATCACCCGAAC